CGCAAGGTCAAGGTAACTGTCTTTTTTATGCTGGTGCATAAGCCGTGCTATCTTAACCAAGGCCATACAGATTGCAACATCATGGGCTGTAATTTTTTTCTTTAAAAAAATAGACCAGAAGTCCGCAATGTTTGTATGATTGGTAAGCTTGTCGCCATATTCTTCCTGACGTTCTCCTCCAACAAGTTCAGTAGCTTCCTTAAGCAGTTCTTGGGAGATCATTGGCATTGCCTTTCATAGTGAAAAATTGGTTCGTAATTAAAGTGCGCAGGATCGGCGCGTTGCACAATATACAATTCTTCTTTTGCCCGTGTTGCGCCTACATAGAACACTCGTGCTTCATCATCACGTCCTTGTTGATTCTCTATGGATGCCTTGTAAGGCCCGTAAGACAAGTCGGCCAGCAACATAACTTTTTGCCGTTCGCCTCCCTTGGATGCGTGAATGGTGGAGACTTCTATGCGCGGTTCCTCGTCAATTTTATTTCCTGAACGAAGAAGCGAACGGAGATATGTAATTTTTTTAACGAGTCCCTTTGCGTTTAACATTTCATACCAGGTTGCATCACGAGTATTAATTTCTGTTGTTTTATATACAATGGTTTCTCTTAACCCATATTCTTTGATTAGTCTTTCTAAATCATAAACATCATCCTGGTCGCCCTTGAAGACGCCGTAGTTTCTTTTTATTCGTGAACTATCCATATGCTTGTAAATAATTTCACAGATAACTCCTGATAGTTTTTCGCCTCTTGATAATTTTGTCCAGCCTCTTATGGCTGTGATGTATTCCAGGTTGACAACGGACTTCCCGTAGCATTTATAAAGCCAGCCAAACTGTTCGAGTGCGTCGCATACCGACTTAACAATTTCGTGCGTCCTACATAGAATTAACCATTCTCCTTCCTGAATTCCTTTGTTTAAAGGTCTGACATTTAAGACTTTTCTTATTCCTTCTTCGGGGCGTGGCTTGTATTCTTTTGGGATTCGTTGGGATATTGACTGTGCAAGTTTTGTGGCAAGAGTGTGTACGCTTACAGGAATGCGATATGATTCCGTTAAAGGTATAATTGTATTTCCTGAAGAAGTGTCTGCCATTCTAATAAAATGTTCTATGTCCGCACCAGCCCACCGGAAGATTGCTTGGTCGTCATCACCGGCTATGTAAGTTTGAAGAGCTCCTGATTTCTTTTGAATCATATCCACGACGTCCCATTGCTGTGCACTTAGATCCTGTGCTTCATCAACAAATAAGTATTTTAATTTGGGTGGATTCTGTTCTTCTAAAAATCTGATGAAGTAATCAACATATTCATATTTGTCCCTGTCTTTTTTATAATTGGAAAGATCAAGAGCCATTTGTTTTATTTTATCGCGTGCGCCGTAGTCATTAATTTTTACGTGCCTGAAAACCTTGTCCAATCTGTCTTCGTCATTGGGATACTTTGCATAGGAAAGATTAATGATGTCCTGGTATTCACTCTTGGCCGTGGGCATCGAGATGTCAACACCGTTNCCTTTTTTCATTCGATTGACAAATTCATTTCCTGTTCTCTCACTTAAGAGAGTGTAATCATATTCATTCATAATTTGCGCCTGCTTGAGATCCAGACGGTCGTAAGCCAAGGAGTGCAGTGTCCTGAAATAAGGAAACATTGCTTTCATTTCATCCTTGCTCCATTTCTTTTTATCCATCACCCTGTCTCTTATTTCTTCCGCAGCTCTGACGGTGAAACTAAAATATCCAATCTCTTGAGGTGAACAAATCTTATTGTGAACAAGATAGTCCACTTGTTTTTTAAGATAGGTTGTCTTGCCTGTGCCTGGCGGTCCTATAGCAATGTGTCTATGCATCGAGCGCCTCCAGGATTGAAAGTGCGAGACAATACGGAACGTGCGGGACTAAACTATTCCCTAACGCTTTAAGTCTGTCCACCCTTCTGGGTACCCCATGATCCACTCTACCCACGTCGGGTTCAACTGCCCACCAACTTTCTCCCCAAGGTTGCCTTTGCCCCTGTCCGTCGTGCTGTCCTTGTGCATGGACTCCCTGGGTGTCGGCCATATCTTCACTGCCGCTGGAAGCATCACCTGGAAACCTTTCTTTTTGATGTCCCTCGCGTATCTCCCGTCGTCGTTCACGTCCTGCTTCCACATTCCCTTTGATGGCGTCGGCCACATCAGATTGGGATGCTTCACTTGATCGTTGAGTGAGATCGGCATTTTCTTTTTCAGTTTCAATTTCATTCTTTTCTCTGATGAAGGTCCCCTGTCGCAGTGAGCGTCGGGTGTCCTCCATAGATTCCATCTTGGTTTCTGATCCTTGTTTGGCGATAGCTGAATCTGTTCCATCAGGGAACCTGGTGGTACTGTCGTTCTGCCGATTGCCAGTCTCTTTTTCATTTTTCTTTCCAGGGCTTCCTGACTTCTCTGGTTTATTCCCACTGCCGTTGGCGTTTGCCACAATCCAGACTCTTTCTCTTTTGTGGTTGGCGCCGATGCTAGCAGCTGAAATACTAAACGTCCTTGTGGCGTAACCTTCACTCTCCAGGTCCGCGAGCACGGAGTCAAGACCGAGTTTAAGATGCCCACTAACGTTCTCTCCAATGATCCAAGTCGGCCGACACTCTTTGATAAGCCTAAAATACTCTGGCCAGAGGTGTCGCGGATCTTGCTCACCTTTTTTTCTGCCTGCTTGGGAGAAAGGCTGGCAAGGATAACCTCCAGTGATGATGTCGATAGATCCAATTCCGTCTTCTTTGAGTTTGTCATACGTCAGCTCCTTTATGTCTTTATATTGTTTAACATGTGGCCAATGCTTTTGCAGCACTTGTCTTGGAAATTCTTCAATTTCACAGAATGCCACTGTTTCAAATCCACCCGTGGCTTCAAGCCCCAGGCTAAATCCACCAATCCCGCTAAAGAGATCTAAATGTTTAAGTTTATTTTTTATCACTATATCCCTTTGCATCTGGATGACTCCAGTAATGTTTACTGGTGTAGCTATAAAATTTATAGCATTCATCACAGTAGAAATGATCCTTTGGGTCTTCAATGGTTGCGTCCTTTTCGCAAAGATGTCCCTTGCATTTAGGATTTTCCATCATTAGCTCCTATGTTTGTTAAAACAATTTGCCTCAATAACCGTCTAACTTCATTGTCAGACAATAGAATCTGTAGCAAATATTTCCTGAATAATTTCCTAATCATGCTTGTCCCTCTCCTTGATGCAATGTTTCAGTCTTTTAATGAAATCCAAACAAAAGTGATTCCATTCCCGTCCTTTTAGTATGTAACGCTGAAATTTCTTTTGATGTGTCACCATCAATAAAACTCCCTGTCTGACACTCGTTCCATACATCCAGTTGTAAGCCATTCCGTAGCACGCCATTTGTGTCAGATAATCCAGTATGTATTCTTTTTTCTGGGGGCTTCTTTTTTGCTTGAAATCAATGATGGAAGGTGATCCTTCATATATTCCAACCAAGTCTACAACTCCCTTGAAATGCTTGGCAAAGTATAACTTATCCTCAATGCCCCATACTTCTTCCAATTTATTTTTTAATCCTTTTTCCAAAAGAATATTTCCCAGTTCCATTGCAAAGGGAGCGTTTTCTCTTTTATTTGCTCCTACGAGAGGAGGCTGATTTAGTCCTCGCCAATTAGTCATTTTTTTAACGGAATTTTCCAAATAGGTGTGCATTAGTTTTCCAATGTCCACAGAAAGTTCCACAATCCGGGTAGCTTCCTTTTCTCCCACACGCCTACGCCAGGCAGCCAGTCCTGACTTGTCGGCTGTAAGATTGATAACCCTGGTGGGAGAAAATAATTTTTTCTTTTGTGTTGTTGTCCAATAATATTTTTTCTTAAGAGAATATTCTAAATTCAATCCAAAGGTTACTTCCTTCAAACTGTCGGGATACATATTAACCGTGCGCTTGCCGTCCTTGCTCCATACATTTTTTTTCATCAGTAAGGGTCCTCCTCTTTAAAGCGTCTGTCTTTTAAATTATAAACGGAAGTTTCTACGGTGATAGGAATAGACCAGCAATGCTCAGACTTTCCTTCTATCTTTAATTTATAGGTTGCTCCGCCCATCAATTGAAACATTTTCATTTGTTGTGTTTCCGTGAGCTTTGAGAATCTTTTTGTTTTGAGAAATTCCCTGAAGGCTTCGGGTTTAAAGATATAATTTTTTTCTAATTGAAAAGTTTGTCCCAGTAAAATATCATCACGTACTTTTGCGCCTTTTGAATTATGAATAAAATTTTGTACATGATTTAAGAATTGTCCTTGAATGGTGACTTCTGATGGCATTTCCACGAAGTTTTGTTTTTCTTCCATCTCTTGGAGCAGGTTGTCAACCATCTCTGCCCACAGAGTGGGGTTCATAGGCTTAGGACTAAAGTTTGCCTGTGCTATGCACGCTTTACGATAAGCAGGGTGATCGGCTAATTGATCAAGGTTCAAGGAAATAACTTTTCCATTATGCGTTAGTTCATAGACAGGTTCGTCTGAAATAAATTTCTTTAAACTAGAAATATCATCCGAAGCTGCATTGCCTATTCCGAATTTTTGTAATTTACATTTCATTTTTTGACATACCGCCTTAAAGGTTGGCTCTTCACACTGATAAAAGTATTTTTGAAGTTGCTTAACAATTGTTAGGACTTCACGAGAGGGAAGAGGAGGTTTAAAATATTTTGTATTATATTCATCAAGTTTTTGTTCCACTTTGTCGGGGAATCTCTGTCGTAGATAAACACCTACTTGCAAAAGGCATTGATTACGAGAGCCTTCGGTGAATCCGTGTTCAGCCAAAGTTATGATGCACGGCGGAGCGCTTTTGAAATCTTCTTTTGTGTCCACCGTTTGAGGAATAACCACCTTGCTAACTTGCGATGTTACTTTTGTTTCATAGTAGTCTATAAATTGTTTTAACGTACCTAATGCCTTACCTTCGTCATCAAACGCATATCTTGTTGGGTGCTCTTCATGATTATAAGGCAGGTTTAAAAAATTACCTGTGGCTTTTGGGTTCAGCACAATTTGCTTTGGAAATATCTCTGAATCAGCATAGCCTAGCCACGCGGCTATCTCTGTTAATTTTAACTGCATCTCTTTTGCAGCTGTTGGTTCGCTTACAAATAAAAATATATGAGCACCACCACTTTTTGATCTACACACAACCAATGGTAATTTCTTTTCGACAATTTTTTTAATTAAATTTGTGTGACTAAAGCCATCATAGGAATCAATGTCAATTGCTCCCCAATTGCATGTATTGTCATCACGGATTGGAATGATGCCAAGGCTCGGTTCGCGGCCTTCTAAGTGGTCATACCATTTTTCTTTAGTGAGAGGTGCTTTTTCAATCCAGGACTTTCCCTCAAGTTTGCCTATCTCGTTTCTTTGACGGCTTTGAGTTTGCCCATAGGCGCGTTCTAGCCCGCTGAATATCTGAATAAATTTTTCTTTGGCGTCCATAAATCTTTCTCATTCATTAGCGAAGAGGCGAAACTGCTCGCCTCTTCTATTTTACAAGGAGTGTTAGTAAGGTGTTTTTTCAGAAGATTCAATGGTTTCCTCTTCATGTTTCACTTTTACTTCACCAGCNGCCACACTCTCTGCGAATGCTTTAGCTTGCGCGTATGTCTCTCCATCTTCTACTGGTCCTAAACGGGTAATCTCCCATCCGTACCATTCGCCTAGATCATTTGATTCGGCGATTGTTTTTAAAACATAGATGTGGGAGTAAGAAGGCGGAGTAAATAAATTACCGCTCGCCCCCTTGAGTTTTAGTCCCAGCATTAAAGAATTCCATCGTTTGGATTTCTTTCGTTGCGTACTTTTCATTGCAACGAGAACCTGACTTGAAGTTCCATCATCGTTAAGAATCAAGCAAAAATGATTGGCTGTGTCCTCGATATAGTTACCGTTGGCCAGTCTATCTTTTTTTTGATCATCACGAGTAGTTTGCGTGAGAATTGTACTTTCTGCTGGGTAAATATTTACAGGAGCTCCTGTTCCTTTCCCTCTATCCATCCATTCAATCAATTGGCGCTGATAGGAACAAGGGACAACCTTGACTCCTTTCGCACCGTCATAGATTTCTTTGGTAAGCGTATTGTAGACCATTCCACTTTCCGCTCCTTCGATGTATTGAGGATCCCGCTTCTTGATTTGAGGTGATGTATCACTCAAGATGCGAAGAAAAGGAATAGCAAGATCTTCCATTCCCAAGTTACCTAATCCAGCGTTAGCGTCTCTTTCGAATACGCTTGGACTAAATGCGACAACGTTTGTTGCTTCTTTTTTCTGTACTGCTTTGGCTTTTTTCTTTACAGCTTTTCTCATAGTTTCTCCTAACTTTTTCTTGTTATTTTTGTCTTCTGCCCGATAAACAAATTAAACATATTGTCTGGGACAGATTTTCCTTCTTCATGCCACTTTTTAAAAGTAGCTTTCAGTGTCGAAGGATGCACTGAAACTTTTACTTCAGGGATAAAGCCAAGTTTTGAAATTGCATCTTCCAACTCCTGTGCTTGTCTTCTTTCTCCCTTACCGAAACTCATTCCGACACTATTTTTAATAATGTCTCCTAAACCATTGTTCTCTAGCCATTCATAACAGGCTTTTTGTTTGCCTGCGTCTTTAGGAATTGATACGAATAGATCTTCCACTACGTTTACTTTTGATCCATCTGCCATTTCCGTGGCAGTTATTCCCAGGTCTGCCATCTTTTGGGGTATAATTTCACCCGATAATTTTAATAAATCTTTTTTTCTTAATCTAACTTCTTCCTCTAAGTCCTCAATCTTACTTTCCATTTTTAATTGTTGGTGCAATAATTCACTAACTGTTTTTAAATCAGTTTGACTAAGATTGGTAACCGCATCCTGTTCGAAATTAATTGTCATCTATTTCGCCTTTCTCATAAATGTTTACGGAAACAGAATAATATCTTTTTTGGATTTTATCCCATTTTAGTATTTTAAATCTTCCTCTGTTTATATCAGAAGCAATACAGCATGCAATACCCATTGCAGCTGGATCTCCCATCATAAGTAAATAGTCATTATCGTCAAAATCTTTCAGTTTTCTGCGTAATTTTTTTATGGCGGGCTGTGGACTAAACATAATTTGTTGCCCACTTTCAAATAATAATACAATGTCGCCGTATTCCTGGGCGCTTAAGACATTAATATAGGGATTTTCCTGTATCAGGAAAACCGTCTTCTTTCCTACTTCTTTTTCTTTTTTAAATTCCATCTTTCTATTTTCGTCTTTACCTCTTGAATTTTAGTTATGCAAGTATTATATTGCAGTTTTAGAAAGTTATTATGGACTATAGATTTAAAACGAAGCCGTTTCAACACCAATTGGACGCATTGGAAGAATCCTGGAATAAGGAATCCTGGGCTCATTTTATGGAAATGGGAACAGGAAAAACCAAGGTATGCATTGATAATATTGCAATGCTGTACGACCAGGGAAAAATAAATGCGTCATTAATTATTGTACCAAACGGCATTAAGCGAAACTGGCGCAATGAATTTGAGACACACATGCCTGATCATGTCCTTTATCGAATTGGAATCTGGTCGGCATCCCCTTTAAAAAAAGAAAGGGAGGAGCTTGAGCAGTTGTCCATGATCAGTGAGGACTTGGTCGTGCTCGTGATGAATATTGAGGCGTTGTCCACGAAGCGTGGGTATGAAAAGGCGTATAAGTTTTTACTGGGTCATCAGGCGTTTGTCTGCGTCGATGAGTCCACCAGCATTAAGAATCATCAAGCCTCGCGTACCAAAAACATCTTGAAGTTGCGCAACCTGGCCAAGTATCGTCGCATCATGACAGGTGCCCCTGTTACAAAGTCACCCTTGGATTTATACACGCAAGTGGAGTTCCTGGATTCCGAATTCCTGGATCAGTCCAGTTATTATTCCTTTCGTTCACGCTACGCCGTTGTGGTGCAGCGAAATGTCGGGTCCCATTCCTTTCAGCATGTGGCAAGCTATCAGCGGTTGGATGAATTGCAGGAAAAGATAAAGAATTTTTCCACCAGAGTCTTGAAGAGCGAATGTTTGGATTTGCCAGAGAAGATTTATACGAAACGTACAGTGACTATGACGGTGGAGCAGCTTAAAGCATACACAGAAATGAAGAAAACAGCGATGGCTTTTTTAGAGAATGAAAAAACTATGACGGCTGTCAATGTTTTAACGCAACTAGTCAGGTTGCACCAAATCACATGCGGGCATGTCAAGACGGATGAAGGAGAAGTCCTGTCCCTCAAGAATAACCGCATTACGGAACTAATGAATGTACTGGAGGAGACACGAGGCAAGGTTATCATCTGGGCCGTGTACCGGCATGACATTCAATCAATTGAACAAACAATAGGAGATATGTATGGTAAAGAAAGCGTTTCGTCTTTTTATGGTGATACCAAGGATAGCATACGTCAGTCTATTGTGGATCGCTTTCAGGACAGTGAAAGCCCTCTCCGATTTTTTGTGGGAAATCCGAAGACAGGAGGCTATGGGCTTACTCTTACTGCTTCTCATACTGTCATTTATTATTCTAACGACTATAGTTTAGAAATACGAATGCAGTCCGAAGACCGCGCGCATCGCATCGGTCAGACGAGCAAAGTGACATATGTCGACTTGATCGCCGAGGGAACAGTGGATGAAAAGATTGTGAAAGCGCTTAACAATAAGATTGACCTTGCAAGTCAGGTCATGGGCGAAGATCCAAGAAAAATATTATTCTAGGGGGGTCATATAGGTCGACTCGAGTGCTACAAGTGCTCTGAGGGGCTTAAAATCGACGATTTTTTTGGCTGTTTTCCTAGGTTAGTTCATAAAGCCCGTATAGACAGCTCTTCCTAATAATCCGAGGATCATGAAGGAAATCGTCCAAACAATCCTGAAAATGGTGTCAACTTTTCCGGAAATGTGACTAATGTGATTGTCCAGTTTCTGATTAATGAGTTTGAGATGACCTTCTATGCGTATGATGTCTTCCCGGTTCTGTGTAACTTTTTCCTCGGCCATGATTTTATCCGTGCATTGTGTTGTTCACGTATTTCAGTTTGTCATAAATTGATTCCTTGACCTTTGCTTCCTCGAAAAGATCCTCCAGGTCGCCAATNCCCATGATGCCTGGATCCATTTGCAATGGTTGTATGTCATAAGTTTCCTCGTCCGTTACCGTTGTGGGATCTGAGAACGGTCCTGGTTGGCCGCCATATTGCAGTGAGGCGATGCCTCCCCTGTTGAATAAACCTGTGTTTATATTAGGTGGATTTCCAAGAGCCATTTGTTCTTGTATGTAGGCTTCTGGATTAAATGTATTTGCATTTATTCCGTAAAGCTCGGACAGATCCCCAAAGTTAGGGGTAACAGGATTTCCCATAATTTGTGCTTTCAATGCATCAATGTTTGGTTCTGTCAGAGATCCCACTCCATTATCATATCCCTGCATTAATTGAGCTAGTAATGCATTAAGTTTTTGTTCTTTCGCCGGAGTCCAACTTTCAATTCCTGGATCTCCGTAGGAACTTAAATCGAGTCCTGGATTAAGTGCTGGATCTAGTTGGTGTCCACTTTCACTCATCTTCCACGGGAATCCTGTGTTCCCTTGATCTGGAAACTGTGCGTATGCAGCAGGGACATCCTCAATTGTTTCACTAAATGTTTCGTCTCCCCGAAAACCTCCTGTCCCCTGTAATATATCATTTAAACTTAACTCTGGATTTTCTTGTAATAGTCCTGATAGTCCTTCAGGGAAACCGCTTTCTGTATCCAGTCCAGAACCAAGACCCATTTTTTCCCATTCATACTGGGTTGCGTCGTTATATCCGGAAAGCTGATCTATGGCAATTTGTTTGTCAAAAGAACTAAGGGTGTTGTCCTGCATAATGCTTTCTATTGTTTTTGGGTCTTTTTTAAATACCTGGTTATATGCATCCCCGCTTACTTCCGACCAGTCATTGTCAACGATGCTCACGGCATCGGGATTGGTTGCTTTATTTCCCGTAATTAGATTTTTAATATCCCCCGTCATTGTTCCCAAATCCGATCCTTTAATATTCTGGTATAAATTCTTAAGGGGATTTCCTATAAGATCTCCCGTCATTGTTCCCAAATCCGATCCTTGAATGGACCTCATAATATTTTGTGCCATATTTATACCTGGAAACTTACTAAAAACTTTACTTAATAATTGAGGAACTCCCGCTGAGTAGGGAAACATTTCCGCATATTTATCTGGATAGTCTGTTGTAATGCCACGCATAAAATTGTGGTATTCATCAGGCGACATGTTTAATTTTTGTCTGCCATTCTTAAAATCTGCTGCACTGATATTACCTACCTTGGCTCTATTGAGTATGTCCTGGCGTNGTGAAGTGTCGGCTTGTTTTTGTTTTTCTGCCTGTGCCACTCTGTTATCAGTTCCAAATTCTCCCCCAAAATACTCCTGAACATATTTGCTTGTATCCCCTTCGGAACGTCTCTTCTCCGCTTCTCTACGAATGTTACGTTGCTTTCGCTCCGCTCGTTTTTCTTTCCAAGTTTTTTTAACTTCACCGCCCTCTGCTAAAGAAATTATGCCACCGTCCGCATAAACTTTTGCAGCTTCTTTTTCTGCTGTTGAAGTAATTCCACTTGGATGTTCTCCTGCCATAATTTGATCATACTCCTTTTTCATATTAAAAATATCTAAAATTCCGAGCATTGGAAGTGTTTTACTGGCCTTACCAAATAATTTTTTATACCTGTTCAAAGCTTTTTTAAACTTTTCCCCTTTTTCCTGGTGCATGAATCCTGTTTCGTCGCTACCGCTCAATTCTCCCGCCTTATGTTTTAACTTATTTTTTTCATCCCAATCCATACCTTTAACATTGACTAAGTCTCCTCCCCCTTCGATAAGTTCTTTATATTCTTTTCCTTGTCCACCTAAAAATCTTCCTTCTTCTAAAACTTTTATTGTTGAGTCTACCCCTATATCATTTGGCATAGACACCATTTTAAAGTCTCCATCTCCTGTTTTAGCCAGAACTTGTCCGGCACCCCTGACAAAATCATCATAATTCATTATACCATCCCTCTCAAACTACCAATTCCTGAATTGGAATTAGAACCCCTGAACGCA